ATTTGATGTTGTACTCTTGATCCAAAATTCTTAGAAGGAGATAGTTTAACTTGTGTTATTTTTTGATTAGGGTCAACTGGGTTGATCATTGTATCAATTATCATTTGTCGCATAATCATTTCTGGCGTTGCGTCAAAATTATATTGTCGCCATAAAAAACGTCTATCGGTCCATCTGAATAATGAAAAACATTTAATTACTAGTTGCTCAATTCCTGTACTATCATCAAAATTACGATAATAAATGTACATTGCTTCATTGTCATCTTGTCGAAAGATAATATTATCTTTTTTTAATAACTCAAGGTTTTTTGGTGTAACATCAACATGTAATTCTGCTTCTGCAAATGGTCCATACTTTTTCCTCCACAGAAGATAAGAAAAGTTCCCGATAAAACCTAGACGTTCGAAGTTTTCGTTACACACATATAGCATGGCTACACCCCCACAAATTGAGGCGTGAAGTAAATAGACACCTCTAAATTAGATACAAATTGGGCAGCATCGTAACGAATCAAATTATCTCCAACATCCACACTTAACTGTATATCTGAGTCATACGATAGATAATTAAAATAGTTGATTTGCTTTCCATTCCGTTCAAGGATGGCGTATTCATCACCCCGTTTTGTATTAATGGTGACAACATCTCCACCCTGTAAAGTACCTTCGATTTTTACAATCCTGCCAGTTTCCACAACCTCAATATACGGATCAACTACACTACCTATGGCTGTAAACTGAATACGTAAAGGTGATGCAGTATCACTATCATTAAAGACATTGACCACGTTGTTCGGCTCTCTATAACCCATTTCAATACCATCACCCTCTGCATCGATTTCAAGTTCAAATTCAAATGCAGCTACCCACATGGCAATTTCATATTTCTGTTCCTCTGTATACCACCATGGATTAGGGCATAGAAATGAGATCACAAATTCTGGCCATATATGTTTACTTACAGAAGGCGATTTTTCAACACGACAATCAATAAAGCGAGTGATGTCACCATTTGTATACTCTAAAGTAAATCGATATTTTGGATTAAAAAAGCGAATTAACTTTTGTCTATTCATTTCTTTATCTTGTTTTCTTAATTGACCTCCAACAACAATATTTCTCTCACGGACACTTGAACCTTTTATGTTTGTTCCATCTTCGTTATAGTTTTTCACGCTATAAAATTCATTCTCTAATGAATCAATGCCATCTGCTGATTGCAAGAAAAAAGGACTAGTCACCGATATTTCAAGTGACTGTCCCTTATTGTTGTGGAAGACTAATTTTTCATTAAATCCAAATGATGTACGCATGGTTTCACCTCGCTATCCAATTTGTAATGCCATCTCTTTCCAACCATTTTTACTTAATCTCGCTGTTTCATACGGATCAAGTGGTTTTGGACTAGTGACATTTAAGTTAAAGGTATTCTCAGTATTATTTGTTGTGGAGGACGATGTGTTACCTGGTACTGAGTTAACCGTTCCATCAGTGACCGTTTTAGCTAACCGTTTAGTAGCTCCAGCAACTTTTCCTACCATTTCATTAATACCTAATATTAAACCTTCACCTATATTAATACCGTATCCTTTCATAACCCTTGAAGGGCTATTAATATCTAATGCCCCAGTAAAAGCAGATGTTACTATTTCAGCAAGTTCTTGAGCAGCACTCAATAAGTCAGCTTTTTTGGACATCATACCATCAATTAATCCACTAACAGCGAAAACACCGATGTTTGGCATTTCCTCCATCTCGGTTTTTACATTACCTTTCAAAGCAATCATGCTGTTTCGCCACTCAGTTTGATATACTCGTAGCTGATCAGCTGTCTTCAATCGCAAATCATTGATTTGTTTTTCGGTATTTTGTTTAAGTCCTGTAAGTTCTGTTTCTGCTTGAGTACGTGCTTGTTCATTCTTTGTCTTCCACAGTTCTGTATATTCGGCCAACTGTTCTTCAGTCAAAGTATTTAGTGCCGCTATTTCTGCTCCGGCTTTAGGTCCCATTGCTTGTAGTTCAGCTAGTAAGCCTTCATTAATGCCCTTTGAAGCAAGGCTTGCTATATTTTTCTGCCAATCTTCAAACGCCGTAACTTGCGACTGTAAAGCAGCAATAAGAGTGGCACCAGTAACATCTCTTTGTGCAACCTCATCGAATAAACCTGCAAATGAATAATACGAATCTCTACGTTTTTTAAATTCATCTTCATAAACTTTAGTCAAACGTTCTTCTTCTTTGATGTATTCATCATTCAGTTTCTTAACGTTATCAAGGTAAGTTTTATTAATTGATTCCTCTTCTTTTTGTATACTTTCGGTCACTTTTTTATACATTTTTTGAATATCGATTTTTTCCTTTGTTCCATCTTTAAATAACTTCAACGACTCTTCTAAAATGTGCGCTTCTGTGACTAAAGAAAGTTCATCAGTAGACTTTTTATCATCAATAAATCGTTTAATGACAGTCAATCTTTCACTTGCTGCTTTTTCTTCTTTTTTGACCATATCAGCCTTGGCTTTGTCATTAACCTTTTTTAATTTTTCTTGGGTATCTTGTTCAAGCTTAACGAGTTTTGCGTTTGCTGTTTCCTTCAATTGTTGCACTCTTAAAGTATCGTTTTTAGTTGCACCTTTTTTTCTTGAACTACTCGTATTGTTGGCTTTCTGTAAATCAACGCCCATTTTCTTTTCAATATCGAGTTTCTTTTTAGCAGCATCAGCTTGGATTTTAGCACGCTTTTTCTCAGCTTCCTCAGCTATTTTCGTTACTTCTTTTTGGTTAGCTTTAGTTGTATCAATCAATAGTTGTCCTAGTTCTTTCATGGTTGATTCGTTTAATTCCTTTGTAGAATCAATACCAATTGCTAAACCTCGCCCTACGTCTTTACCAATCGCTATCATGACTCTTGAAGGGGAACGACGTTCAAGTACATTAGAAACTGAATCAATAACTGCTTGACCTAATTCTTTAGCTGTATTTCGAATATCTTTGATCTTATTCCCAATACCATTAATTAATCCTTGGACAATATCAGCGCCGACTTTAGCCATATCTTTTGTTTTATCAACTATTCCATCTATCAATGACTTAACTAACTTAATACCAGCTGAAATTAAGTCTTTCGCAAAACTCAATATTTTCTCAATGAGACTAGTAATAAGCTTTGCACCCGCGCCTATGATGTCACCGAGTAAAGACAGTATTCCAAATATTAATTTCCCTATTAGGGTTGCACCTGCGGCAAGTAAATCACCAACAAAACTAAGGATTTTTTCTAGCAACCCAAAAATTAATGTACCGCCTGCTTCTATAAGTTGACCTAGAATCGATAGTATACCTTTTATTAAAGCTACAATTAATTCGGCACCAGCCTTTAATAGTTCAGGTAGTAAATCAATAATTGCTTTTACTAAAGCAGTGACTAATGTAATAGCAGCCTCTATCAGTTGCGGTATAACTTGTATTAGTCCTTCTACAAGTGCCTCAACAATTTTAATTCCAGCATCAATTAATTGAGGTAGTAATAAAATTAATGCCTGTACTAAAGACATAATTAAAGTTAATGCAGCTTCTATGATGGCCGGAATGGCTTTTATCAAACCGTCCACCAATGCGACAATGATTTGGATTCCTGCTTCAATTATTTTAGGTAAAAGTAATATCAAGGCTCCCACAAGGGCAATAATGATTGTTATTGCTGCTTCAATTATCGTTGGTAAAGCTGAAATAATCCCTTCAAGTAGCGTAGTAATGACTGTTAAACCCATATTAATTATTTGAGGCAGTGCTGTTGTTATGCCCCCCACAAGAGACATAATTATATTAAGTGCACTTTCAATGATTAATGGTAATGCCGTTACAATACCATTCAACAAAGTTTCTACGATTGTTAAGCCTGTATTTATTAATAAAGGTAGTACTGTTGTCATTGTGTTCACTAATGTCTCTATTAATTGAGTCACTACTTTTATTACCATCGGCAATGCTTTAACAATACCGTTTATAAGATTTGTTAATATTGTTACTCCGACTTTCACAAGTTGAGGTAGTAAAGTAGAGATCGTAGTCGCGAATGATTCAATTAAACCAGTAATTGCCTTTACCACTAACGGCAGATTTTTCGTTATGCCATTAGCCAATTTTGTGACAAGATCAGCTGCCAAAAGTATGATTTGAGGAACTATCATTACTAATGCATCAATAATGCCAGGTAACATTTCTGCAAAGCGTGAAATTAGGTTTGTAATATTCTCTATAATGCCAGTTATTGATTTAGAAAAATTATTGGCAACCTCATCAAGGGACATATCACCTTTGAGCATCGAAAACACATCTTGTAGCAAAGTCGTATGAGTAAATAGCTTTAATATAACATTCGCTAACATTCCCCATGGTCCTAATAACATCAATACTGTTGATGCAATTGCTTCTAGTGCTATTTTCAGTCCATCCATTGCATTACTGACATTTAATACATCAGTAACAAATGACAACTTTTCTTTCAAGTTATCTAGCAATCCAGTTATTTTGCTTAAGGCCCCAGACCAAACGGACATCATCATACTTGGCACTTCACTCATTTTTGAACCAAATGCTGTTACAGCTGATAAAACACTGTTAAAACCAGATACCATTTTTTCTGATAGAACTCCGAAAAACTCACTAATTGGTTCCCAGTATTTATAAATCAAAATGGCTCCTGTTACTAATGCCATTACTGTGAGACCAATTGGACCAGTAAGTGCCGTAAAGATGGTGCCTAAAAAAGCAAATTTCGTGGCTAAAAATGCAGCTAAACCACCAGCTTCTCCAATAGCTAAAGCTACTGCTCCGAAAGCTGAAACAATAGTACCTATACTAGAAACTAATGCACCAATAACAATAATTACCGGACCCATAGCTGCAGCAATACCACCTATAACTAAGATCAACTTCTGAGTGCCTTCGCTTAGATTTGCGAATTTTACAATCCAAGGCTCAATCAACTCAACAACTTTTAAAACCATTGGAATCAATATGCTTCCAAGCGTAATACCAATATCCGTAATCTTATTTTTCAAAATGATAAGTTGTGATTCCGTAGTTTTATAGCGTTGTTCAGCTTCATTCGCTAGGGCCACATTTTCTTCCCAAGCTTGATTTGCAACGTCAATAGATTCTGCAAAAAGTTCATTTGCATTCCCTGCACGTAGTAATGAGTCACGTAGAAGAATCTCTGTAATACCCATCTCTTGTAACATATTGATGGCTGATTCTCCTGCTTGTTCTGCATTACCAAGGCCATTAACAAATGCCCCAATTGCACCAACTGCATCCTTTTCAAACATCTCTTTAAATTGCTTACTAGTCATGCCAGCAACTTTTGCGAAGTTTTCTAAATCGAGACCTGCGTTAACAATGTTTTTCATTTCCTTGTTGGTCATACCTAATGAATCTGCTAAATCTGTGAAATCCATGCTGTTATTAGCTGCGAGCATTTGTAACTCACGTAAAGACATACCTGTTTTTTTAGATAGTTCTTCCGTTTTGCCAAGTCCAGTAGTAGCAGCTACCTGCATACGAACCATTACACGTGATAAAGCTGAACCACCCATCTCAGCTTGAATACCAACTGAAGATAATGCTGTAGCAAGACCTAGAATGTCAGCTTCAGACATACCAATTTGTGCACCGGCTCCTGCTAACCGTAAAGACATCTCTATAATCTCAGATTCAGTTGTCGCGAAGTTATTCCCTAGTCCAACAACAGTGGAACCTAATCGGTCAAAGTCTTGTTGAGACATCTTTGTGATATTTGCAAACCGTGCAAGTGCAGTTGCTGCTTCATCAGCAGACATATTTGTCGCAACACCCATGTCTGTCATGGTTCTTGTAAAGCCTATAATCGCATCATTTTTAATACCTAACTGTCCAGCAGCCTCTGCTACTTTAGCAATTTCTGTAGCAGCAGCAGGAATCTCTTTAGACATGTTTCGGATCTCATCAGAGAATACTTGAAATTCTGATTCAGTTGCATCAACTGTTTTACGAACACCTGCGAATGCTGATTCAAAATCTACAGCTGCTTTAAATGCCCCAACACCCATTGCTGCAAGAGGTGCCGTGACATACATTGATAATTTCTTACCAACATTCATCATTCCATCGCCTACAGCAGATATTTTACTACCTACTTCTTGCATACGTTGCCCTGTTTGAGTCCATTGTGATGATTGAATACGTAATTGTTCTGTGACTTCTGCTAATTCACGTTCCAATCGATTGTATTGTGTTAGTGCTTGGTTTACTGCAATTGCTTGTCGTTCAATTTGTGTTGAGGATGCAGTCCCAGAGGCTACAAGTTCATCATATCTTCTTCGCTGCTCCTGTAGTTTCATTGAAGCTGCATCAAATGAACGTGTTAAAACATTTTGCTTTTGAGAGAGACCGGTTAGTGAGTTTTCATACTCTGACCCTCTGGCTCGGATTGCTTGTAATTCACTACTCATCGCCTTCATATTTCGGTTTACCTGCGCTACTGTACCGTTGAAGTTCGATGCATTTAAACTAAGACTGACTTCTAAACTTCCTATGCTTGCCATATATTCTCACCGCCTTCTTGGCAAAAATAAAAATCACAACCAACTGATGTCGTCGGCTGTGACCTCTTCTATTTCTTCATCATCTTCATTTGATAGTTCAAACCAAAAATGAATATCCATTTCATCAATTTCATGAAGCTTGTAACCAGCTTTTAATAGATCCCGATAAAACTTTTTAATATTTTGGTAAGGTGTTAATCCGCCAACTTTCCCTCAGATGTTGTAGCTGTTTCAAGACCACCAATATTAAGCACACTGTTAAATACTCGCATGATTTCACCTTGTAATAGTCCTGCTTCTAAACCGTCCCATACGTCATCCACAGTGAACTGATTATCAAAGACATTCACGATAAAGTTGATCATTTCATCAAAAGTTTCAACTGAAATTTCATTGCCTTCGATTCGCATTTTTTCATTCATTTTTAAAGCATTTCGGAAAACACGCGCTTTCACAAAGTCATTTGTAAATGTTTTTTCTTGTCCATCAATTCGTAATTTAATTTGCATTTTTCATCCATCCTTTTCGTTAGTCACTTAAATTTAGTTAAAAGAAAAGAAGCCCTCACAATTCGAGAGCTTCATAGATCATTGGATAATAAAATTCCTTCCAATCTCGGCCTCCCCTATTGAAAGGGGATTATTAGGGAGTAGTTGTAATAGTTGGCTTTGTTACAGTTGCGAAAAATGTTTCGGCAGTAGCTGTTACCCCTTCATCACGTGTATCTACTGTATGTTTGATGATTCCATCAATCAAAGGTAAAGCCTCACCAGCGAATGGGTAAACTTTGTAGTTTGTTTCGCCTTTCTTACGTGTTGCATTTGATTCCTCACCTGGTTTTAATTTCGCTTTGTAGAACCAAACAAGTTTAGATCCTGATTCAAAACCAATCGCAATTGCCTTTGGTGTGTCATTGGAGTTAGTGATAATACCACCTTCAGCAGACATTTGGTGTCCATACCAATCTACAAGTACTTCAGTTGGTAAATCGGCAGTTTCGCCAGCGATTGTGATAGAGTCCATTTGTGCTTCTTGGTCCACCACACGGTCCCCGGCATCTAAAGATGCTTCAGAGAAGTTAGGCGTAAGCGTTAAGGAGATTGGCATTGTTAATGTTTTAACATCGCCCCATGTTTCCGTTTGCTCATTTGTCATTAGAGCATAATGGATACGTTTTAAACTAATTTTTTGTGGTTTTTCATTTACCGTTGTAGCTGCCATTTTCATGACCTCCTAAAGTTTAATATTCATCAAAAAAGGCAAATCTCAATACTTTGTTAAAGTGAGAATCGCCTTCTTGTTTTGGTGCATCATATTCAGATGTTCGTTCATAGCCAGCCGATTCCATCAATCGCTTTATGCCTTCCACAAGTTGATAGTAATCGGCTTTCGACCAAACATTGACTTGGATAAGTCGCTCAGTCTCATATTCATGATCAGATGCTTCTAAAGCAGGCTTTGAATTAATTTCTAAGAATGTAATGTATTGATTCGGTATAGTTGCCCCAGTTGGAACACTGTTGAAAAATACATCTAATTTAAGTGGTGCCAAAATTGTTGTGATATGTTCAGTAATATCAATCATAGATTTTTCGCTTTCTTTATTTCATCTGCAATAGCATTTAAAGCACCTGGTTTGCTAAATTCAAATCCTCGCGTAAAGAATGGATTTGGTGCAATTGGTCCCCATGTTACTTTCTGTCGTTTACCTTTTTTCGTAACATATTTACTACCAGCACTTCGCCCACCTTCCAAGATATGACCATGGTAAGCTTTGCCTGTGTGAACTTTTGCTTCACCATCTTTTGCCCGTTTTATTTTAATGTTACTTTTCAATTTATTTTTTTTATTCTTTTTTGATTTACGATTTCCAACTGGAACTTCTTTCTCAACCGCTTCTTTGACTACTTTGGCACCTGCATTAAGTGCTTTATTTTCTTCTGCTTCTTCTAATGGCAAATTCATTAAATTTTGCATCAAAGCGTCCATACCTTGTATTTCAAAATTCATCTAAACCACCTCTTTTAAAAAAATAGTAAGCCACTGATTATCGCCATTGTCGTTAACTGGTGGTGAATCCATTTCGTATGTTTTGCCAGCTAATTGAACACGCATTTTTTCATGTATATCGCTCCGATAGCGAATACCAATAACACATTTCCCTTGCCATTGTGTAGCGTCAGAACTAAATAATTTATAACCTTTTGCAGTCTTCAATTCCGCCCATACCGTTACATGTTTATCCCATTCATCACTTGGCCATCCATTTGTTATCGTACCTGGTGGATTTAAGAAAGTGGCGCGCTTGTTCATACGACCTGCATTATTGTTGTTGCGATAGTTCATCAGGGTCCACCCACTTTATTTGTAAAATTATCGACTGTAAGCCATATGGAATGGGTTGCTGTGCTGTTTTAATTGTGGAAGGCGTAATAGCTATACGATTCTCATAAAAGTGTGTAGCAAGCATCATAATGGCTAAACGATGTAAGGCAAATACCTCTTTGTCCTCCACAATTAAATAATAATCACTTGGCTGTTTCACTCCTGCATTCTCTAGATAAACAATGGATGATTGCAGAATAGTAGAAAGGGAACGATCCTCATCATTCCCATCAATCCGTAAATATTCTTTTAGCTCATCAATTAATTGTTGATTCATATAATCACCCTACTTTATGGTGTCGGTTTTTCTAATGCAGTTAAACGTGAAATTATTTCATTGTACTGCACTTCAGTTCCAAATCCAGGGGCTCCAGTATCACCTTTATCACCTTTATCTCCCTTTGCACCTTTCGCTCCGTCTACTCCGGCTGAGCCTGTATCTCCTTTAGCTCCAGTCGCTCCTGTTTCACCTTTAGGGCCTGTTGGTCCTATAACGCCATCGATCAATTCTGCAAAATCAGCGCCAGTAGGTTTTTTTCCTGTTGCAAATTTAGCTTTTAGTTCGTCTCTTTTTTCCATTTGAAAAACATCTCCTATTCAATAATAAAATTAGTTCCTATAACTGCATCCCCTATTGATAGGGGATTTTTAGGGTGTAGCGACTACATCAGCGATACGGAAAGCAGAATTTAATGAACGTTTTTGGTCATACCAAGCAGTTAATACAAACTTGTAATCACCAGTATCAACATCTTTTGCTGTATCATAGGTCATTGCATCATAGTTAATGCGGAAATAATTGAAGTCACCAACAATAGGCTTTGTTGCTGCATCCATAAACTCAGTAGGCTTTCCAATTACCTTCTCAGGTGGCACATCAAAGAAGTTCGTTGTTCCATTCGACAAATCCTCAATCATGTCTAAATAATCAGCGTAACGCATCACTACTTTTGCATTTTCACGGAAATCTTCATGTAAATCTGCAATTGCAGCTTTAATTGCTTTTAACATTGTTGCTCCTGACACACGTTTAATGTCAGTACCATTGTAGAATGACATATGACCTAAACCTGCTTTTGGTGTATTAGCTAGAGCGTCTTTTTTCTCTTTAGCAGCTAATCCGGATTTTAGAGCATTCTCCACATATTCCACTAATTCAACATCTGTGCCGTGAATTACAGTATCAGAAATCTTTACTCGAACCTTTGATTTGAAACGACCAAAAGTTACTGTATCCCCTGTTAATTCCATTTCTTTTGCTGTTTGTTCATCAAGAACAAAATCATCATCGACAAGTTCGTATGCGATTTTCGGTAATTCTAAACCTTTAATGGCACTCACTTGAGCAACATCACGTAATTGATTTTTAGCAAATGGTTCATGTACTAATTCTTTTTGCATGTTTGTAGGAAGAAGCTTATCCCCACCTGTTGGGTTTCCTCCTGGTAAAGCAATTAAAGCTTTAACATCTTCTGAGACTGCTCGTCCTTGAACTGCAGCCCTAATAAACTCAGCTTTAACAGCAACATTTTTTTGTTTAGGGTCTTCAATCCCTGCAGTAATATCTTTACGTTGTTCAAATTTCGCTTTTTGTTCAGCTTCCAGTTGATCATGTTGAGCTTTAATTACATCAAATCGAGCTTGCATATCATCCTTTTGATCCTTTAAAGCTGTAATATCTTCACGTGTTGCTTGTGGATCGATAGCTTTCGCTGTTAAATCTTTATCAATCTTTGCTACTTGTTGACCAATAGTAGCCATGTTTTGTTTTAATTCGTATAATGTCGGCATTTATATGCCCTCCTTTAGATTAAATTTAGTGAATGTAAATAAGTAAGATTCGCCTTTGAATCTGCAATAATGTTTTGCCTTTCTTCTTCAGTAAGGACTTCATTATTCGGCTGTAACAAGGCTTCTGGAAGGTTTTTAAATTTCTTTGAATGTTCATTTGATAAACAAGCAACAGCCCTATTTGAGCCTTCCACAACGTCACATAAGCCAATATCATAAGCTTGTTGTGCTGACAGCCACTTTTCTTCATCCATCATTCGTTGTATTTCTTCTTGCGAAGTCTTTCCATCGATTTTGGACATATAAGTTTCTATTTGCATGCCATTAATTCGATCTAAATCATCTGCGACTTTGCGTAATTCACTAGAATTTCCGAAAGCACCTGTCATTGCGTTATGGATCATTAACATTGCATTTGAAGGCATTCGTACTTCATCACAGCAAGCCACAATGTCACTCGCAATAGATGCAGCTAAAGCATCTACATGAGCGATAGTACGTGCCTTATGACGCTTCAACATGTTTCCGATAGCGATTCCTTCAAATACCGAACCGCCAGGACTATTCACGTAAATATGAAGTTCACTGACGTCACCAACAGCATCTAGTTTTTCTTTGAAAACCACTGATGACATTTCGCCAAATTCTTCCCATGCCCATGGTGTAATTTCGCCCAAAATAAAAACATCCGCTGATTTACCATCAACCGATGCTTTAACATCAAAAAATGTTTTCTTTTTACTCATTCTCGTTTCCACCTCCTTCCACAGTTGATGCAGCAGCAGTGGACTTCCGCAATGTCGGGTCCATATCGATAGGATAAAGATCACCAGAAATCCATAGCTTGTTTGCGTACTCAGAATCATCAGGTGGCAAATCTTCAAATCCCCTTACTTCGTTTTGTTTAAACCAGCCATTTCGAATACCCATTTGATAAAACGATGCACGAGTAGCAGTATCACCTCTGAGAAGTCCGCCTAAATTAAATTTAAAATACATACCTTCTCTTCTGTCTGCTTTCGTTAATAATTTTCGGTTAAACTCATGTTCATACTGGCGAACGGTCGGCAATAGATTCATATTCGTAAATTGAATCATTTGTTGCTCGTTCGATCCTAGAGTGCCACCCTCCGAATCATTTAAAAACGAAACTGGTACATTAAAAACGTTGGCAACTCTTGAGCGCGTAATTCGCTCTGATGCCAACGTATCGGATGCAAAGTATTGTTTTTTTATTGGATCAATTTCAACACCTGGTTCTTTAAATAGAATTCCTCCGTTTTCAGAGTAAAACCTTCTAAAGTCACCAATAATTCGTTTCCTTTTTTCATCATCAACATTCGATGCATAACTCAATGTGAAAGATTCTTTTTTCTCCATTTCAGAAAGAGAGAACTCCTGAACAGCCTTATCGTATTTAATTGTATTGGCCAAAACCTTTAAAGGGTTAAGTCCTCGTAAACGTGCAGGCCCTCGG